TCAATCTTCTTCTTTTGCAGCTTCGGCATCATGCGCTATGAGTGCGATCAAGGCGTTTTGCTGGCGGTGGGCCAGTTGGCGAAAACGCTGAAGCAACTCGCGCTCATGCAGCGTTAGCTCTGGGCTGTCCAGCCGCATTGCTGAATCATCGTCAAGCGCACCTTCCTGCAGAAGGCTTTGCTCCAGCCGCGCAATAATCTCCGAATTCATGCTGCGATGATGGTTCCGCGCAACCTCTGCAATACGCTCTCGCATGCCGTCTGGGAGGCGAACCACGAATTTGTCAGCCGTGCGGCTGGAGTAAACTGCCTGCTTCATTGGGCGCATATTAAACCGGATAGTCAGGTGGGCGATGGTGGCTTATTGCCGTTCTAGTCACCGGTCTGACACCAAACAGCACATGCTGTTCCACGACCTGCGAAAAAGTTGCCGGACAACTTAATGACGCCAATTATACGGCGTACAAAAAAGGAGTAAAGCCGATTGTGGTGGCTAATGGCCTTTATGTGATCCAGCGCTTGTCTCGCCCGTATGAACGACCGCTAGCGCAGCACTGGATCGAACTTGATGCGTCGGCCTACCAGTAGCGTAATCGCAAACAGCACTGCGAAGACCACCGAACCGGTTGTGACGAGCGTATCCCAGAAGTTCGGAAGCGTAGAGCCGATACTAAGCGCACCGCACAGCACGCCGAGCACAAAGAATAGATATCCATAAATCGACACTTTTAATCTCCTATAGAACCGCGTGCAGCAATCTACGTTTAAAAGACCCAGCGTTGTGCTTGAGCAGGTTTGATCAGCGCGTTGCCGCTGATGGTGCTTGCAGGCACCGAAAGTCTTGGAGTGGTCGCCTGGGACGTTTTCGACATCGTCTGCATTGGCTCCGCATCTGGGAAGTTCTCGAGCAGCGGGATCGCGGCAGCGGCCAAGACGGCAGTGCAGAGTAGATAGGCTGGGCGTAGCATTGGCGTCTCCTTCGCTTAACGTTCAGGTAATTAAGCACCTCCCATGCCAATGGCGTTCGGAAATAAAACCGTTGTAAATCAGATGCATACCGATGAATATCGAAGATGCGCAATGCGCTTTGCAAGATTGCTTGAGTCAAGGCCATGCAAATTGCAAGGCGAGCGATGTGCTGCTTCAGTTCGGTGTGCATGTAGTTGTCTGATGCATCATGGACGAGCATGACAAATGCGCCAAGGCTCGCTAACATGCTGCCGCTCGCGTGTCCCAGTAGCTCAATTGGATAGAGCATCCCCCTCCTAAGGGGAAGGTTGTGAGTTCGAACCTCGCCTGGGACGCCATAAAACCAAGCCTTCTAGCCATTTCACCATTTCCGCACCGCTTGTCATGGGTGCAATGTGGGTGCAAATGGCAAGCTTTTCTCTCTCAGCGTCGGGCCTACCCGAGGCGCGTATCATGGATGCCAGTCTTCGTCTCGATAAGCTTGGGCTGCCGGTGCGGATGGTGAATGCCCTGAAGCGCAACGGGTTCATCACTCTCGGGGATGTTGCACGAAGTGGCATCGGGGAGTTGCTAGGGCCGGGCATTGGTCCCGAAACCGCTAGGCTATTACGGTTTGAGCTCGACCGCAGGGGGATGTCGCACGACATACCGCGCCGATTCGTCAAACGCATACTTTGAGTATGGTTGCCAGAGCACGCCGTAAGACCTGGGGCTCGCCAAAAAGACCGTTATTTGACCGTTCTATTGCTTGGCAACCGCAAACGGGGCTCTCGCCCAGACTGCTGCCTTGGCGCCCCGAGTCGCTGCTCGACCGCTAAGCGTAGAACCTTTAACTTCCCGTCGCCGCCCTTTAAATATGGCAGCCCCACCTGCTCGAGCCACCGCGCCTGGGCGGTGGGCTTCTGATACCCGGTGAGTTGTTCTACGTCACTGTTAGATAAGAGCACGACGCCTGCTCCGTTGCGTTGGTGAAGTGACTTACTTTCCAGCCTTTACGTTCGAGCCAGATCGCTGCTTAGTTGACGCTCGATCAATTGCGATTCGCTCCACCAGACTCAGAGATCTGTCAGGGCGTAACGATGCTCTCGACTCGACATACCGGGCGGTAGGACACACAAAATAGCTTCTGCCATGTTTTTCTGGAGGTGGCTGAATCAGCCCCTCCCGAGCCCACCGTCGTAAAGTATTCATCGTGGGAGGTATTTCGTACGTCTGCCTCGCCCATTCTTCCAGCGTCAATAACGCCATCGGTGTCTGCCCTCTAGGTTCAGTATGGTGGCGAGCGCCGCGGCTAGTAGGCCGGCTTATGTGAGCGGAGGCGGGCTCATTTCCTTGCCTTTGGGTCGCGGCTTGGTTATTACGCGCAGCTCTGCTCGTGGTGCCGGACCTGATTCAACCCAGGCGTGATAACCCTCGACGCTGATCAGCGGTTTGTTATCCGGAGCGCGGATCCAAACCTGACCTTCGAGCCAGGTTCCGTTGGAACACTTAGTTCTGATTGCGTGCTCGGTGTAGCCGCTCTCAGCAGCAAACTGCTTGATGGTCTTGTACTTGACCATGAGATAGCGCTCCCGTTGAGGCTGTATTTCGCTAGCGGAAAGGCGGTCGGATCGACTAAGAGGGCGTCGATTTGCCCCGATCACGAGCAATTGACGAGTTGGGGGGCATGATGTCCGGAATTGACGAGATGGGGCAACTCGTCAATTAGTTAGTAAATGACGATATGCCCCCTCTGCAGGCGCCATTGTCGACATGGGTATGATTTACGGTGATTGTTTTTCAGAGGCCGAGCTGCTGAACGATGGCAGCAGGGTCTGTACCACGCTGCAGGGCTCGCCGGGCGTCCCGCTGCAGCGTGTCGATGCATTCGTTCTCGAACTTCTCTGCCATTCGGCACGCTTTCTTCACGATCAATACAGCGAGCTCTCTCGGAAACGGAACAGTTTCTTGCTCTGGGCGCCCGTAGGTGATCGACATCAGTTCTCTCCGTTAGTGATGGTATTGCGGACTTGCTCTGCTCGGGCTTAGCCATACCCAGGGGGTGGCCTTGGGTCCTCCTGAGGGGGTGGGGTGGTGCGGGGTAATTGGGGCCCGGCCCTTAGCTTCATACCAACTTTTCCCAGAGAGACCGTTTCCGGTTCCGGTTGGTGCGTTAGGCCGCTCCCTGCCTGCGTATACGGCCCGTATGGCGCGGAAACGTGTCGGGCTTGGCCCCGCACAACTAAACAACAACCAACCTCTCAGGAGAGCTCACAAATAGCGAAAGGCCGGGCCTCAATTACCCCGCGAGGGGTAGGGGTTGGCCAGAAGGACCCGCGGCATCCAGTCAACGCGTCCGGGCAAACCGTTTCACCATCGCCTCAAGCGCCTTGTCGAACTCAGCAGGCAGCTGCTGCTCGACATAGCGTTCGGCAACCTGATGGAAGGGCAGCCGCCTCGAGTAGGTTGGCTTATCAACGAACGCGAGGAGCACAGACATTCCGCCTTTACCAGGCGAGGTGCGCTGACCAATACCGATGGGCTTCTTGTTTCGGTACATCACGAAGTACCGTTTCGACTTCTTTCTAACTCCAGCCAGAGCCTTGGTGACGTCGCCTCGCTTGATGTTGCCGTACTGGTCGAGCTGTGCCCCTTTACCTGGCACAACGTACTTCCCGATCGGCAACAGCCCATCCTTTCGCAACTGGCGCTCGCTACCCTTGTCACGCCGAGGCCCGCCGAAGATCTGAGGCTTCAACCAAACCGAAGGGGGCTGCGTGCTTGTTCGCCGGCTGCCGGGCCCTCCTGTCGTCTCTCGGAGCCATACCCGCGCCTCCAGTTTCTCCTTGGTCGCCGCGTGGTACTCGAACGCCCTTAGCGTGTATGGGGTGGGCCTGTCGAAGATGTTATTCATCTCCGCGGAGAGTGCCTGCCTCAGGCCTACCGCGGTCTTGGTCAACGCCGCGGCGGCAGCGTATGGCATTGCCTTTTGCTCGATATCCTTCAGCTCTTTGAGCTGTCTGGAAAACCCTTTGGCGTCGACCTTGATCACAGGGGGTTACTCCTCTGCTTGCTCTTCTGCGCCACCAGCGGTCAACACGCCGATGGTAAAGCCAATAACCGAGCTCAACCGTCCGCGCCAAAGCATTCCGGCATTGCCAGGAACAACGGTGCCGGCGTTTACCAGGCGGGCATCTTTCAGATGGATGAACGATGCGAAGCGTTCAGGGCCATCGTGCTCGATTGATGACGGCTGTGGATAGGCGTCAGCCTTCCATTGCTCCACGACCTCGGAATAGGTGTCCTGCATATCGCTCGCCCAATTCTTGGTCAGTTCCAGCTTGAACATATCAAGGTATTCAGCACCGTGGATGGTGACACCGGTGACGAGACCGGCCGCAGTGGTCAACGTGACTGGAACGGGAATGCCGGTGTTGGTTAGATCGACTATGTGCTGAAGCAACCAATCGCTGTTGCTTTCTAGTTTGTGGGATTCAGTTCCGCTTGCTTCATCGTTCATGGATATTCCTGCTGGTTGGGAGATTTATTTAGCAATTAGCGATGAGTGCGGCCGAACTTTTTGACGGCCATTCGAATCTCGCTAACCTGCTTGCGCTCGGCGTACATGGTGAAGCTGTTGCCGCCGCCCATATCGAACTCCACACGGCCCAGATCGGGCATGTTTGGGCCCGCTGTAGCGGCGTGTTCAAGCTGGTCGGCCATTCCAGGGAAGCGGGGCGTCAGTGCGGAGCTGGAGACCAGCCCGCCGTCTGCATAGCCGCGCATTCCGGACTGCATCTTGGCGAGCGTTGCCCTGAAACCGTTTCGGCGGATCAGCTCGAGGAAAGCCAATGCGCCTGGCTCGCGGACAACTTCCTGAGGCTGAACGTGTTCACCAGCGTGAACGATGCCGGCCGGCTTGTACTTCCCGCCCGGGCCAGTCCAGCCACCTGTTGCGAATCCACTCGGGGGGAATTGCGAGAAGCTGTTGCCGTCCTGGTAGATCTTCGGCGAGCCGCCAGCAACTGGCGTGACAGGGATGATCAGCTGCTGCTGCAGAGTTTGGGCAAGGGCGGCGACTTGCTGCTGCGCTGCCGATACGGCTGCTGGATCCACCTGTGGAGTGATGGCGGGGGCCAGTGTGGCGGCACCGGTACTGCCAGCTTCACTACCCGGCTTTGCCGCTGTCGTGATGATCGAAATCGGCTTTCCAGCTAGGTTGCTCAGTTCAATGATCTGCTGTCGCGCTGTCTCGAGCGCCGCGTCGTCTAGCTTTACGGTGATGGTTGTCTTCGAGAGGCTGTCGAGGAGAAACTTTAAATCGATGCCCTTTTTCTGCAACTCGTCCAGGGCCGTCTTGGCCTCGTCGACATTGATCTGATCGGCTGCCTCCTCGATCCCTTGCAACGAGCGAATGAAGCCCTGGAAACCGAACGTGTTTTCCCCGGCGTCTGCCAAGTCCTGAAGCATTTTCAGCGCGGCTTGCGCGTACTGCTTGGCGCCCTCAACGTCACCACTGGTCAGCGCCTGGCTGGCCTTTACCTTCAAATCCTGGGCGGCCCCATACGACGCGGTACCGCCGCCACTCAAACCGGCAAGCGCCTCGGTATAACGCTGCTGGGTTTCGAGCTGGGCCTGCTTGGCTTTCTCTAGATCCTGAGTCGCCTTGCGCTCAAGTGCGACCTGTTTGTTCAGGTACGCCTCGGCATTTTTCAATGCCTCGCCCTGCTTACTCTTCAGGTCACCGACATACTTGGTGAAGTGGCGGAACCGGTATTCGTCGGCCGCAATCTGAGCCTCGGCAGCGGCCTTCTGCTGTTCTGCTGCCTTCTGGCCACCTTCCTGCATTTGGCGATATGCCTCGAGCGTCATGCCGGCGATCTTGGCGTTCATCGCCTCAATCTTCCCTTCGATCTCCTTCACCCAGTCGTCTAGCTGCTTGGTGTCCATGAAGAACGTAGCGGAGGGACGGCCTATGAAGTCACCGCCGTCACGAGCCGCTTTAACGCCGGCGAGTGTCTTCTTAAGTCTTTCCAGTTCATCAATGTGGCCCGCTGCGCCTGCTGCTGCGAACGAAAGTTCCTTGGCAAAGGCGGTGAACTCGCGTGCCGCGGTGATGGTGTAACCGGCTAGGGTGGCCATCCCTGCGGCAAGATCATTCAGCGCCTGGACAGTGGCGGGGTCGGTCAGAAGCTCACGCAGCTTAGTGATAGCGGTGACCAGGCCGGAGCTGTCGCCCTCACCGAACGCTTTAACCAGGTCATTCCGAAGCCTAGTCAATGCGTTGCCCACTGTGTCAGGAAGCTTCTCGGCTGCCTTGCTCAGATCAGGCAGGGCTTGGACGGTTAGGTCGGTGATCACTTCAGCAGTAAGCTGACCTTCCGCCGCCATAGCCCGGAGCGCTCCGGTTGGTACTCCAAGCCCTTGGGCCATCGCACGCAGCAGCGGAGGAGCTGCCTCAGCAATAGCGTTAAACTCTTCGCCGCGGAGGACGCCAGAGCCCATTGCTTGCGAGAACTGCTGAAGCACCGATGCCGTTTCGCCGGTTGTCGCCCCGTTGATTTTCAGCGCCTTGCTGAGCGCGTCAATAACCTTCGTGGCGTCGCCTTTGCGGCCTACCTCGTCGAGGGCCGGGGCCAATCGCGCATAGAGCTTCACGACCTCTTCAACAGGCGAAGCGGTGTTCTGCGCGATCGTGAAAAGCTCTTCCTGGACGCGGTTGAACTCTTCTTGGCTGCTTGCCGCTAGTCGCAACTGAGCTTCCATCTGCTTCGCGGTATCGGTGACCTGTGCGTACCCGCGCAAAGCCTGAGCCGAGCTATAGGCCGCACCGACACCGGCCGCAACGGTGCCCGCGCCGATCCGGCCGCCACCTATCTTCTGCTGCTCGCCGGCCATTCCACGCAGGGCTGCGCGCGACTCATTGATCCGTTGAGTGAGGTTGCGCTGGGCAACCTCCAGCTCTTTGGCGGTCAGGTTTCCCGTCTTGCGCAGCAGTTCGTACTGCCCGCGGAGTCGATCAATCTGTGCGCCGGCCGCGCGGTACTGAGTGACACCGAGCGAGCTTTTCGCCTGCTCTATGTTCGCTAGCCTCTGCTGCCGAGTGACCTCGGAAAGCGCATTGGCTCGCTCGCGGATGCCCCGCACGGCGAGATCATTTCGGCCAGCCGTCATGCCCTTGGCCATCTCTGCTTCCAGGCGTTTCTGCTCGGCCGCGAGATTGCGAGTGTCCACGCCAGCCGCGCGAAGCTCGGCCCGTTGTTCTCGGACTTTTGCCTTCTGCCTTTCAAACTCAGTGGATGCCCGGGCAAGGGCACGCTCTGCCTTGTTCATCTCGGCAGCCAAACCCTTTACCGGCGCGCCCGACGCGGCTTCCATAGCCTTTGCCAGCTGCTCGACGCTGCGCTTCGCTGCGTAGAACTCAGCCGATGCGGCTTTGGCGTTTTCCTGGGTTTTCTTGAGCGCATCGACCTGCCGGAGCGGTTTTTCGACCGCTTTGACCATCTCTGCATATTCCTTCCGGAACCCGGCAACTTCTTTCTTTGCCGCGTTCAGGTCGGTGGAAAACTTAAGCTCAACGTTTGCCATTCAAGGCTCCAGTACTAGCCATTGCCGAAAGGAAGAATGACCAGGGGTAGTAGGGGGTCTGTGTGTGCCCCAGTTGCACCATGGCGGCGATACAGCGATCCAGTTCTTTCAGCCTTGTGCTTCCAGAGGAGCCCAGCCCAGACGCCCCCGGAACCCGAAAAAATCAGGGTTCAGCTCCTTGCAGAGTGCGATCACCTGGCGCACTTGGGAAGGCCGCAGCGCGTTGATCTGGTCGGTCGTTATCGAGCTCATGCGGCAAATGTCTGCCACCGAGCACTCTTCAAAAAAGCCGTCATCAACCAGGTCGCGCGGCGCCGGGTCTGGCTTCTGCATATCAGCGAGCCAAGTTCGGACCTGGAGCACGGTTAGCTCACGGACAATGACGGAGATGTCACCGATCATGAGCTCCTTGGAATTAGTGGTATGGGTCATCTCAAATACTCCAACGAGCTGCGAGCGCTTCGCAGTGAAGAGGGAATGAAAAGGCGCCGCGGGTATCGGCCGTTTGCGTCTAGTGCAGGCCGCCGCTGACGAGGTTGCCCGACACATGAGCAACGTCGAACACGTGGATATCGACGCCAACGCCAAAGACGCGAATGCTTCCAGAAGGAAGCATTTCAATCCGCAGGCCTCGCTGCTCGGCGAGCCGCTGTATCTCGTCGCGCTTGTTTGCGAGCTGCGCCGCTCTGTTGCTCATACGAAAAGCTCCCGGCAGCTTACGAAGGGCTTGTTCTCGCTAAGTGCGATGAGAAGGGCGCTGGCGGGAATGCTGCCCTTATCTGCCGCATCACGAATGCGTGACCAGGCTGCGGTTAGTTCGGCTCGGTTGGGTCGCACCTGGCGGCCTCTCGGCTTGTCGATCGTGTTCATTAGCTACCTCATGTAAAGCAATAATACATGTAGTTCTAATTGGCATATTACTCCTAATTTAGCTTTACTCAAGCTCTTTACTGGTTGTGCATCCAGTATTTGTAGGTGCAGGGGTCAAGACGCGGGCGCTGCGATAGCGGGAGGAGGAAGAACCTGAGCGAAAAGTAGACACGTCAGATTCCCCCGGGGGAGACAACCACGCGCTTTATGGCTAGCGTTTGGCTATCACATACAGGGAGGTACTCAGGTGGAAATCAACGTAACGGCTGTCGAGCGAGCGGTGAGACTGTTCGCATTGCCAATGGCCCTCATGCTGCTTGGGCTGGCTCTGCTGGCCTTCACTGGACGCGCGCTAGATATTCAAAGTCCGATGCTGCGGCCGACGCTTGAGGCGGTGATTGTTCCTGTCAGGTGGTTTCTGACAGGACTATCTGGCTGGGGCGTCCTTTGGTTTGCCTGGCGCCTGATCCTGCTGTACCGATGGGAGAATGGCGCCGATGGTGGTTGCAATCACTGCGGTGGCTTTGTCAGGCATCTTGAAGGCCGTTGGGGTGATTACAGCAAGTGCATGATGTGCGGCGGGACCAGATCTGGGCATCACTGACAGCGCCTGCTGGGAGGCCCGAGGCTAAGATCAGAGCAAGGGTAAGGATGTCGCCTCGATCAAGTGTCGGCCTTCATTGCGAACGTTTCCGACCGCCCGATCAACTGCGAACCATTCGAAGGCTTCGACCGGTAGCGACAAGTCGCGAGCCAGCCCCTCTGCTCGTTCTAAAGACAGACCCGGTTCGATCCATTCTCGCGCTCGGTCAGCTTCGAACACGACGGGTCGTCGGTCATGGATGTCTAGCATCCCCTGATCGCTGTCGGCGGTGATGATTACGAACCCATCGCCGTCGCGATCGGTCTGGCCGGTGCGATCCACCTGAGCGAGCGCGGCGAACCATAGCGGCGCGCCGTCCTTGCGTCGGAGGTAGTAAGGCTGCTTTTTCTTCGGGTCGGTCGGATCCTTCACCCACTCGAACCATCCATCCGCGGCTACCAGTGTCCGCCCGGAAGACCAGATGTCTCGGAAGAACCGGCTGGTCGCAGCCGTCTCGACACGCGCGTTGATAGCTGACGGCCGTTTCCCCATCGCCCAAAATGGCTGGTATCCCCACGGCAGGCGTGCCATCCGTAAGCCGGTGTCTGTCTCGTAGAAAATCATCACCTTCGAGCGCGGCGCGACGTTGTAGCGATTGATCGGCTCCGGGTCGATGCCGCCTTCTATCGGCTTGTCATACCGCAGAGCATTCAGGTATTCGACCGCAGTCCGGTACTGTGTAAAGCGACCGCACATATTCCCTCCAGCCTGCTATCGGATGGCTGCCTTACTTTTATTGACCGCATGATGCGCTCGCGGTTTACTGTATGCATATACAGTAACCGCAGAGCAGTATCATGCGCGCCACTATCCTCGGCCAGCTTGGCCCGTCCTCAACATTCCTCCAGTACGTCGATGCTCGCGTCCCGGCGGGCTTTCCCTCTCCAGCCGCGGACTATGAGGAGGTCACGCTTTCCATTGATGAGCTGATCGACCTGCGCACGCCGCACGTATACCTGGTGAGGGTAGAGGGTCCCAGTATGGTCGGCGCCGGCATTTACGACGGCGATGTGCTCGTGGTGAACCGGGCACTGGAGGCGCGCGCCGGGCACATTGTCGTTGCCTACGTCGACGGCGGAATGACGGTCAAACGGTTGCAGGTGTCGCAGGAAGGCGTGTGGCTGCAGGCCGAGAATCCCGATTACGGCGTGATCCGCGTTACTGAGTCCCTGCACGTTTGGGGCGTGGCCACTCACAATTTGCACCAGCTATGTTCGCGCTGATCGACTGCAACTCGTTCTACTGCTCCTGTGAGCGCGTCTACCGGCCCTGGCTCGATGATGTTCCGGTCGTGGTGCTGAGCAATAACGACGGCTGCGTCATTGCCCGTACGCGAGAGGCTAAACGGCTCGGGATTCCGATGGGGGCTCCGTACTTCCAGTGGCGCGACCAGATGCGCGAGTGGGGTGTGGTCTGCTTCTCCAGCAACTACGAACTCTACGGGCAGATGAGCGCCCGGGTAATGACGACGCTAGAGGAAATGTTCCCCCGGATCGAGGTGTACAGCATCGACGAGGCGTTCGCCGACGTGACGGGGATCACGGGAGACTTGTTGCCGCTGGGGCATGAGGCGCGAGATCGAGTGCTGCGCTGGACCGGCATACCGGTGGGTGTTGGGATTGGGCCGACGAAGACCTTGGCCAAACTCGCCAACTGGGCAGCCAAGACCTGGCGCAAGTCCGGAGGGGTGATCGACCTGCGCGATCCGGAGCGGCGCGACAGGCTTTTGCGGATCACAGAGGTCAGCGAGGTTTGGGGCGTTGGGCGGCGCCTAACCGCTCGATTGCGCCCGCTGGGCATCCAAACGGCCTGGGACCTGGCGCAGTACGACGCGGCATCGCTGCGCCGGCAGTTCAGCGTGGTGCTGGAGAAGACCGCACGCGAGCTGCGCGGGATCTCCTGTCTCGAGCTCGAAGAGGCCGTACCGCCCCGGCAGATGATTTGCTCCTCAAAGATGTTCGGTAGCCGCCTGCGCGACATCGCGCCGATACGTGAGGCGGTCGTGGCCTACGTAACCAAGGCCGCCGAGAAGCTCCGCGCGCAGAATAGCCTGGCCGGCGCGCTGCAGGTTGCGATCCGCACCGGAATGCACAACCCCAACCAGCCACGCTACGTCAACGCGATCAGCTGCCCTCTGCCATATCCCACCGATGACACCCGAGTGCTAGCCGCTGCGGCCGCGCGCGGCCTAGAGGCAATCTATCGGCACGGTTACGCCTACAGTAAAGCCGAGGTGCTGCTGATGGATCTGCGGCAGCGGGGCGAATTCACTGGCGATCTATTTGCCGAGGCACCGCGCCCGGGTGCTGATCGGCTGATGCAAGTTGTCGATCGCATCAATGCGCGGGAGGGCAAAGGCACGGTTCGGCTCGGCCGCGTTCCCGCAACGGCGGAGTGGTCAATGAAGCGGGAGATGATGAGCCAGCGGTATACGACGAGGTGGAATGAGCTGATGGTGGTGCGGTAGGGAATACTGCCGATATAAAAAGCCCCGCTAGGTGCGGGGCTTGGAACGGCTTAGTGCCGTCAGTAAATCTTAGTGACCAACACCGACTTCGGCACCATGGCGCCTTTGTTCGGATCCTGGGTATAGGTAACCGTCAGGTCCGCGCTGATGTGCTGTTCGCGTTTTGCCTTTGTCAGATCAATAGCCGGATCAAATGATAGGGTAAGCTTTTTGCGTTTCGCGATAGTGGGGATAACCGCAAGCCAGCCGGTGTCGGCATCTCTGTTCAAATTTCGTATGTCGACAGCTACGTTTACGTAGTCCACATCGTGATCCCCCGCGCTGAAGTCGACTTTGTCTGGAGCGTCAGTCGCGGCCGCCTGGGATATCTGGACAACCGCCTTGCTGGGCTGTTCGCCTGCATAGATGATCCCTCCATCAGCCCCAGCCGCAGGCTTCACAAAGTCCAAGGAAGCGGCAGCGATTTTCTTCCTATCTAGCTTCAGGCCAGCCTCTGTAGCATCTTCGAGCTGTTTTTGGCTTACGTTGAAAACGTCTCCACCAGCAACTATTACGTTGCTATTGTTTGCTGTGATGGTAGGCGCGTTGGTGCCTGAAAACTGGTTGACCAGATTCAGACCACTCGAGGCCACAACTAGTACTGCAGCCGCCGCAAAAGCTCCGGCGCCGGCGATTCGGGTGATGTTTCCCATTTTCGTCTTAGTCAGCCATCGCTTGAATTTCTGCCGCTCATCGTCTGTTAAGAACCTTAATCCCAGCTCAAAGGTTTCCTTCAGGCTGCCGCTTTCGATCTTCGAAACCTTAATCTCGCAGCCATCAATCTTCGCGCCACTCAAGGACGAAAAGAAAGCTGGAAGAGCAACCGATATCCTATCAAGTGAAGATAGAGCCTTGACGATTACCGGTATAGGTACCGGGTATTTCGTGTCGTAATAGAAGGCTAGCGGTAACGTCTCAACAAAGTAAGGCGAGGCAGTTCCAGCGCTCACATCATTCCCTCAGTTTGGTTTGGCTCAGCGACCTAGTGAAAGGTCATTCCTCTTCCAACTCGCTTCGCAGGATCTGCAGATCAAGTGGGGCTTCGATCGCGATCTGAGCCTTGCTCCCCTTGATCTCCTTGACCGTAACGGTGATGCCGTCCATCAGGAGCTCAGCGAGGAGATCCTCGGCATTCGTGCCTGGCTGGACGCGCAGGGTGATTTTTTCGCCTTCTCGGCGGGTTAGCACCAGATAGCTCATCTTTCGCTTCCTTGCTTGAGCCCTCGGGGCTATTCCATTTCTTTGGTGCAGTTGGTGTCGTCGTGAGCCTTTCGAACGCAGTAGAACCTTTTGCCTTTGCAAGTGGCTACCCATGAAGCGGTTCTGAAGGTGACGTCGTCGTCCGATATCGTTATCTGCGAAGGAGGGCAGCCAATTTGTCCGGAGGACAGAGAGGCTTTCTCTGAGTGCATAGCGCAGCCGCTAATGGCGAATATGGTGGTGAGAGCCAGAGCTATGAGTCGCATAGAGATTCCTTTCGTAGCGCGGGTTATAAGCGGATCACTGATTTGGTTGATTCTGTCATCAGTACCACCTTCTTGGTAGTTGAAAGTGGTGAGGATCACCGTTTTCTGCGGCGCCATTCCCAGGGCGGAATAGGCTGAGGGTCACGCCATAACCCGACTAAGCGGGCGCGAGCTTCCGTCTCCTCGAACTCGTAAACGTGCCGTTCTTCAGTTGGTTGTTGTCTCGCGTAGCGAGTGAACCACTAGGCCATACCCAAGGCAACTTGCGCCCGGCCAACATCCAGCGTTGGGCCGCAGCCGACGCAGTCAGCAGGCTCTACCCATACCGCGCCGATGATGCGACCCCATCGGTCGCGACTCTTCCAATGCACCGTTGCGGTTTTACCGAAGGTGAGGTCGGACAGGCTTTGCGTAGAGCGCGCACCGAATGGCTGCTTTCGCTCCGGCGCATCGATGCCGCGAAGGCGGATGCGTTCCTGTTTTTTGTCAGCGGTTAGGCAGGAGAGCGTGTCGCCATCGGATATCCCGACAACCCGGCATTCAAGTTGGTGGGCGGCGGCCGCAAGAGACAGCGATAGAGTAATTAGTAGCAGCGCGACAGTGCTATACACGATATCTCCTGTACCGCCTTTTTCAGCCGACCGATGGCGGTGCCGAATCATTGGGCACAGCTAGGATAATCTCTGTGAACGAGGTGTTGGTTTTCAACTGTGCCTCTCCGGCCCAACCAGGAGAGGGAGAAAGGCCCTGAAGGAACTGCCCCCGACGCAAGTTCTGAGATGTGGGCACGGGTCGGGTATAAAGGAGACTCGTATGGATATTCAAGCTGACACGTTAACCGACGAAGAAAAGCGTCAGGTCGACGAAGCTATTTCTTCTAATTTGGGGAGTCCAAGTCCTGGGGATACTGATATGTCGCCAATGGGAATCGATGATGTCTGTCGCTACAGATCGGGAGTAATAGATGTAGTAGGGAAAGTGCTTCCGGTCATCCCTGGGGCACATGCAAAAACATTAGCTCTTATCTTCTATGCTGTTAATAGCTATTTGAACATTAGATGTAGGAAGCTTGACGAAAATCTCCCTACGATGTAGGAGCGTGCTAAAGCTATTGGGGGTATCGGACGATGCCTCCAATAGCTTTCCAAGAGCTTTTTCTTCGCTAAGCTCGGCTACGAATTCTCATGGGGCAGACAGTGATCTCTGCGACCACATTTGTTTAAGTTATGCAATATTTTGAAGGTCCCTACTAGCCAATCTTCTTCGGTTTGCCTTCCGTTTCCATGAGCTCCGCGAACTTCTTCCAGCTAAGTCGGTGTTTATTGACGCTGTGGCCTGCCGGGACCCACTCAATATTTCCCTTGCTAATCAAGATGCGCCCGAGCATTGAGCCATCGGCCTTCACCTCTACCTCTACGTCTTTGTTAAGCACAATCTTCTGATGCAGTGTGACGCCTACTTCGTGAGCCATCTGGGCTTCCTTGCGGGTGTGTTTTTATGGGGTAAGGGGTGTGCCAATGCACCCAGCCTGAATTGGCGCTAGGCCGGGTGCGTGCCCCTTGTGGGCGCTCAGCAGGCATAACTTTTGGCCGTTTCCTTCAGCATTTCCGCAAACTCAAAAATATCGTCGAGCGCTTCAATTGGGTGGCGTGTTTCGTTCTTGTCAGCATCGAACGTGCCGAGGTACTTCTGCTGGCGATTGAAGTGCAAGCGGGCCAGCGGCTTGCGGTTGTTGTCATCGAGCAGCACGCCAAAATAGCTTTGGGTGTCGCGGGCGGCTATGCGCTTCACGTCGACCTCCGACCGAACGATAGCCTTGATGATGTTGAAACCCTCGATCTCTTCAACGGTGGTGTCGATTTTGGTCTTCTCGGCGTCGTCATCGATCGTAGGGTCGGCGGGCTCCGGGGTTTCGGGAGACGCTTGAGTGTTGATCACCGGCCTTACTGCGCCTGTCATCGCAGACTTCAATCGTTCGTTGATCTGGTCCCCCAGGAACTGCGCGGTAGCCTTGCGGGTTAGCTGTGAGAATTGCTCCCGCACCTTCTGAGTGATAACGCCGTCGTACACGCGGGAAGCCACGAGCCGGACGAAATCGTCGTCGGGTTCGCTGAATTGCGCAGCGAGGACACGCTTAATCTGCCCGACGTACTTTAGTTCGCCCGCGGCGCTGATGATGGAGTCGACATCGAATGCGCTCTTGGTCAGCTTCTGCAGCTCGGGTACGACGTGGTCATCAATGTCGAGAAGATCGAACTCGAGGAATGGCTTTTCGTCCATTTTGTTCGGAGCGTCTAGGTCGGTAAAAAACCTGAAGACTTGGCCGTTGGTGAGGATGGAGATTCTAGCTGTGGTGACATGGAAGTACCGGAACAGCTGACTGGCGTGATTGATGTTCAACGGCTCGCCGATCTTCTTCGCCTCGATCAGAATCTGGATCTGACCGTCCTTAAGGATGGCATAGTCGATCTTCTCGCCTTTCTTGGTTCCGACGTCACATACGAACTCGGGGACCACTTCCGTAGGATCGAACACATCGTAGCCGAGCACGCTTTGGATGAACGGCATGACAAAGGCGTTCTTGGTGGCTTCTTCGGTCTGAATGACCGATTTCTGCTGACGAATCTTTGCTGCCAGGCTAGCCAGTCTTTCTTGGAATTCCATAACCCCTCCGTTGGACCACTGATTAATCCTTCGATGTGATTCTGCCACCACAGTGGAATCGTTGCGATAGGTACAAGCGTAGCGGCGATAGCTGTTCCGCTGCCAGGTGAGCAAACGCCTGTTCCGGTGAACGGGTTTGCAAACGCTAAAGGTGAGGAAATCCCACATTTAAACCCTTTGGATTCGAAGGAATGCCCGTGCTGATGGGCTGCCGCAAATACCACTAAGCGGTGGCAGTTGATCGCCGGGCAATTCGGGGCGCAACCAGCTTTGCCACCAATGGTGGGAAGGTGGCGATGGTCCAGATTTGGACTATCCCCCCGAACATGGCGAGTGAGACGTTTCGGTCTCACTGAGGCGATTTGGTCTCGGTGAGACTTCCTCAGTTTGAGGAAAACCCGCTGCCTTGATAGCGGGAAACCCCGGTCTTGAACGTGGGAAACCGCCGATCTGGTCCGAGCCGGACCGGTTGGTCTGTCTCAATTTTACAAATCAAGCGATGGAAAAGCCCGCGGCGTAGAAGTCAAAAATGGCCGCACGTGCGTAGCGTTTGCTCACGTTCGGCAATAGCGTTTGATTTGACAAACCAGTAGCAGTTGGCGTGATAATTCAACCATCAGTTGAATGTCGTCAGCCCGAAGGTGTCTACCTATCGGGCTTTTTGTTCGACACCACCCATGGAGGGCTGATCATGATCCTTAGCTTGATGCCGAGTGACAAGGCCACGCGCAAGGTGCCAGCCTCTCGCGACGGTCGTATCCGTCCGACCTTCTTGCGGTCTGACGTGCTTACGCGTGCTGTTGATGATGGCGAGTCTAAGTTGGCGAGGCGCATCGAAAAGATGCGCGGTGAATGCCAGCAGTAGTTATCAGCCGGTCCCTTAGAGCTGCTTTAACCGATGAGCCCGCCAAGGACCTGGCGGCAGAGTTCAGAGATTACAAGGCGGGCGCCCTTAGCTTTGGCGGTACCTTCGGAAGAGACAAGCGTTTCAGCTGGCCTAGCGAAGCAGTGTCACACGAGCTTTGGCACGTGCATCTGGAGGACGAGGCGGCTATCCCTACATGGGATCGTCTGACAGCGAACTTTCATCTTCGTAACTATACGCAAGACAATTATACGTCAGACACGATGTTGGTTTACGGTCGCCTCTGGGCTGCCTACAAAGCGCCGTTTTTGCTCCATAGCATTCTGTCACCGAATGGGCACGCGATGATGGAGGACGGCAGCGGCATGATGGCGCTGGCGTACGAGTATTGCGCTGAGGTAGACGCTTACAGGCGCGAGATGCCAGGCGGCGGATGGATTCTAGTTGAATAAAGCACAGCCCCTCCCAGTGAGGGGCTTTCTGTTTCTGATCTGTCTCAGCATGTAGGGAATGCCACTTAGTGTTGAAAACGACACAGTGTGTCGATTCCTACACAGTGGCAGCGCTGAGCTGTTGGCCAACCCTGCCCGATCGGCACAACTAGTCCTGCACAAAGTGGAGAACTGGCGGTGCGGTCTGGAAATCGGGAAATAGTCCGGATTGGCGGAATAACTCCGGACGATCCCGGATGGTGCCCTTACGGAACGTTGTCGGAATACCAATTTTGGTAGTCTCGACTGATTTTGGTAGGGGCGGTGGCTCCACTGTGGTCGGGGCGCCACTCTGGAAACCCAGCGATAACCCAGCTGGTTATGGTTGGGTTTTGTCGCGGTGATCAGGTAGGCGACCCACTCATCAGCGATCAACACTCGTTCACCTACGGTGGAGCTTCTCAACGGCCTCCAAGGCTTCATCCCGGCGCGCGTCGATGTAGTCAGCCAAGTCCTGGACGTGAACGCCGCGGGCGGCTTTCTGGCTCGGCTCGATACGGGTGATTGGAAGCCGGAGCTGGCCGGCAAGCACCTTGCGCAGCAACTTCTCAGGAGATAGATGAGGAAAGTAATCGGCGCACACGCGCTCTAGCGGGATGACTGCCAATCCGTCGTATTGAGCCATCAGGATAAAAAGAGTCTTCATCGTGCCTGGCCGTCAGCGTTTGCTTTGATCAATGGACCGCAGCGTTGGCGGTACCCTACGCGGCCTGCCTGGTTTTTTCTTCGGTAACGATCCTTCTTCATACTCGCGCAGAAACTGCTGAACAGTCTCAACCCTCCAACAAATTCGAGTGCCTTGCCGGAAGTAGGGTGGAAGCCACTGCGCACCATCTCGAATTGCGCTTCTGATTGAGCTTTCAGTACGGCTTAGCATTTGAGCTAGCTGTGGAATGTGGATGACTTCGGGACCCATAACAATCCTCATCGGGAGCGGACCAAAAAGAACCCCGCTCGGTGGCGGGGTTCGGTCGTAGCGGTTGGTCAATGAATGCGCCGCACCTCCAAAGACGCTAGATCTTCATCCGTCACGACGCCAGCAGCGAACAGGCCTTGCAGGAAGCCAGACAGCATCCTGGTATCAAGGTCGCCCCGTTCGGCGTCGGCCTGGTACATCTCCAGCGCAGCCACGGCGCCGTCACAGTGGCCGACCATGGGCGCGATCTTGGCGAATAGTGCTCGCTCTCCTGGCTTCATGGTTCGTATCGCTCCAGTAGCTTGCCCATCCGTTTAACGATGCCGTCCAGCTCCGTGGCGCGCTTCTGATCCGTTTCGCTGTCACGGTACTGACAAAGGTCAGAAAACACGCCCAGCAGCAGCGCTTGGCCGTAGGCGTCGATCTGTGCGCCCTGGCCGGATATGCCTCTGGCGTCCTGGTCGAAAGAAACTATAGCTGCGCTCATTTACCACCCCCACGCTGGATGCGCTCGGCCTCGCTATCCATGTAGCCGTTCATGTCTTCTGCTAGGTACTGCCCAAGTTCGGCCAGGTCTGCGCCATTACGCCCCTCGTTGTGTTTTACGTCGAGCTGGATCGACCGCATGATGGCGGCAAGGTATTTGCTGTGCTCACGCGAGAAGGTTGCCAGGTCGTAGGCCTCGGTATTCATTGCCCCACCTCCGCGCCATCTTTCACCGCGTCGACAATAGCCTTCGCCGTCTCGAGCGTGTGATGTAACAGCCAGGCCGGGTTGCCTTTCAGAGGAGTTTCGCCCATCGCTGCGGAGTGGATTGGGTCAATGAGTAGAGAGAGGAGGTTGGAAGCCTGCTCGAGCGCCATCGCTGCCGGTACGCCTGGGCGAACCGCTAGTAGATCCTTCAGCGCGTTGGTCGTGCGGCCTTCGTACGCTAGGAAGGTGACTACAGCGGTACGCGGGACGATCTGTTCAGTTACTGCGTTCATAGTGTTGCTCCTGTCGTGGCGCCGGTCCCCCTCCCTAGGTTCACGGTGCCGCGTGAATGTGTGTTGGTTATCTGTTGTTGCTGGGCTTACTTAATGCAGCTCGTCGGTGAGCTGAGCCTTACTGGGTGGTATATATCTAAAAGGGTGTGCACTTTCTGCACACGTAGAACGGCGATTACGGTGCACTTTCTGCACATATAGAAGGGCGCCCGAAACAGAGCCATACGAAACCGTACGGACGTGGTTTTCTACTTGTGCAGTTTCTGCACCGGTACGTGTGCATTTTCTGCACTGGAAGAAATCGAACCGAACAAGGTTGGCAGTGGGCGCAACGGAGCGCGGCGCGGCGCTACCTCCAGATCCTTGCCGGGACATTCGTCGATCGGCAGCCAGGCAACTGCATACAGGGCGCACCTGGCACCGTGCCGGTTGAACAGGCTGCTTCTGGTCTGAATGATCCATCCGCCTTCCTCCAAATCGGCCAGCGCCTTCTGTAACGTGTGCGCTGAGCCAATGCCCCAATCTCTCGCCATGGTTCGAGTGGCGGACAGGTCGCCGTTGTTCTCGCCGTTGTACTGCGCTAGCAGCTCCACCAGAACGCCACGCGCTACAAAGCTGAGCGATCTGTAGCCGGCCGACTGGATCATGGCCTTCTGCAGCATCGCGAACGGCGGCGCCTTCGTTTTGGTGTTGCCTTTGCCTTTGCGAATAGCCATTCCTGTCATCCATCAGAAGGCCGGCAGAGGGCTGCTCTGCCGGCAGTCAAGCCGTTAGGCAGCTTCTGCTATCAGGACGTACAGGCCGACCCTATGTGGCTTCCGGCCCGCCTCGGTGGGGATATAGGTCCATTCGGTGACTATTCCCCAGCCGTCGCGGCGCAAGCGGCGCACAGTTGACGGGGGGTGGACGATGTCTAGGTCCTTAGCCGCAGTGATCGTCGATACGGGACCGGCCCGCAACGCGGCGACCAGCCTGGCTGCCTGAGCCTCGGCGGAGTGGTCGACAAGATCGGCGGTGGGTGCCACAATCCGGTCAGTCATGCTCATGACGTTTTGGTAGTCGCCCTGGCGGAGTTGCAGCTCCGCTTCGGGCTTACCCTTCAGTTTCTCTCTCATACAACCTCCAAACGATACGCTCCAAAATTCCGGAGCTGTTCGAGATCCGCCAACTTGGCGGTCCCAGGTAGGTTCAGCCAGCCCAGCACGGCGCCGGCCCGGTCAAGCAGTCTCACGGTCATTGAAAGTTCTTCTGAATTGCTGATCTGAAACGGTCGATCAGGGCTTTATCGCCAGCATCAAAGGAAAGGCTTATAAGGTCGGCGCCACCATTAGCGTGCAGTTCGTGCAGGTCAATCTGTATCGACCCGACGTCTGAGGCGGCTTCAATCAGAACGGTATCGTTCTCAAGATCCACAATCAGGCGACGCAGTTGGAAAGGGCGAAGCAAGTGATCGAAGTTGCTCATCGGGCATTCTCCTTCGCCATCCGGTTCAGCCAAGCGCGTAGTTCCTCGACGAGGATCAGGCGGCGCCTCCCTGCCTTGAACGACACTAGGTCGCCTCGGGCAATAGCTTCGTAGACGGCGGAACGGGTGGTTCCGGACGCGCTGGCGGCCTCTTCGGGGCCGACTGCGAGCGGCTGTAACATTGCGGGTTGGTTCATGTGTTTCTCCGTTGCTTTGTAACTCCATCCGGACGATACTGGATGGGACGTAGACAATTTATGTGTAAGTAACATGAAAAGCAAGCGTAGTTGCTTGTATACGCGGAGGGGCGATGGCGAATAGATCGAAGAAGGTAGTGATGTCAGCAAGGGTTGACCCCTACCTAAAGGCCGGGATTGAGCTGCTCGCGGCTTCACAGCGGGTCAAGATCGTGAAGCTGATGGAGGAGTTCTTGGAGTGGGGGCTGGAGACCACACAAGTGGACAACCCGTTCGCGAGCTCTAAGAAGACGCCGAGGATCAGTTTTCTTGCCGTTCTCGAAGCTATATGGACTGATGATGATGTTCTTTTTCAGCTGCGAGCCGGCGCTCTAGGTGGCCGAATCTCTGGGGATGATATCTTCAACGCGGCCTTCGTCGTGCTAAGCCACGAAACGGATTACTTTGAGGGAGATTTTGACGTCTTTGGCGATTTGAACGGGCTTACTGCCCGAATGGGTTTGCAGCCGCCGGTACCTTTCAAGATCAATATGGAACTAGTCAGGGAAGAGTGGGAAACGATAAAGGCTTACGTCCAATTTCTTGCTCAGAACAAGCCATTCCAGCCGTCGTATGAGGAGTACAAGACGATCATGGCGAAATCGGTCAAATAAGCTGCTCGACTGCCGCGGCTTTGCTATCTGGGGCAAGGTGGGCATAGCGCAGCGTCATTTTGATGTCTGCGTGCCCCAGCAGATCGCGCACCGTGTTCAGCGGTACGCCGGCCATCACTAGTCGCGATGCAAAGTCGTGGCGCATATCGTGCCAGCGGAAGCCGATGATGCCGGCATTCTTCAGCAGCTCAAGCCAGGCGGTCTTCACGTCCGTCATGGGCTTGTCGTCAATGCCGGGGAAGACATAACCCGTCACGTTTCCTTGGTCCTTCCAGGCCTTCAGCGTCGCCAATGCTTCGCCGTTCAACGGAATATGCCGCGTCTCGCTGGACTTCGCGCCCTCACCTGCAACCGTCAGAACCTTGCCGGCTAGGTTCACGTCTTGCCATCGCAGATTGAACACCTCACCGCGGCGCATCCCCGTATTGAGCGATAGCAGAACCATAGGCTTGAGATGGTCGGTAAAGGCAACTTCCTGCAGGCTCGGCAGAAGCTTTCTGCGCCGCTCTAAGCGCCATTCGTTCGCACTGTTACGCTCCGCCCTGGCAATACGCTCGCGTGCGTCTAGCGCGCCTCTGAGGGCCATACTTTCCTCTTTCGACAGGTAGCGGATGCGGCCGATCGAATCGACCTTCAGTTGCTTGACTTTCTCCAGGGGCGAGGCGGGCAGGTACGCCCATTCCACAGCGCGGCTGAATACTCCGCTGATGCTGCCCATCTTGCGGTTCGCGGTGGCGGGCTTGTTGCCGCCGTTGAGCCAAGCGGTGCGGATCTGCTCCAGATCGCGGCCGGCTATCTCATCGAGGCGGCGGAGCATGATCGGCTCGAAGCTGGTGTCGAGCGTGTGCAGCGTTTTCTCGTGGCCTTTGTGGTGGGCCTTGAACCACGGCATATAGTGGTCATCGATGAACTGGCGCAGGGTAGGGGTGCCAGCACCTCGCCGGCCTTGTGTGACGGCTAGCGGTTCGCCGTGCTTGCGTGCTTCGTTGAGGTGCTGCAGCGCCTCTTCGCGAGCCTGCTCAAGCGTCAGGATGCCGACACGGCCAAGCGTTTTCTTGCGGCCACGCGCCCAGGTCACGACGTAGGATTTTGCACCGGCAGCCGTCACGCGCACGAACAGGCCGGGCACGGTGGTATCGTGGACTTCGTATTCCTTGCCAATGACTTCCAGGCTGTTCAGTCGGCGCGCCGTCAGCTTCTCTCTCAC